ACGCGGATCAACAGTGTCAGCCTCAGACCCCAACCGATCAACGCAGTCCATCAATTCATCGGTCAACGAAGGTGCTTGGCTCAGGGCGTCAATCTCCTCATCCGTCAACCCAACCCACTCACGCTTTGGTGGTGCGGTGTAGAGGGCTTGGCTTTTAATTGAATCGCTGCCGTTCACTCGCTCGCCGTTGCTGAATCGCCAGAACCCATCCGGGTATTTGTAGCGCCACGCCACCGGCTCTTGCTCTGTTTCCAGTGCTTCGTGCAACGCCTTCAGCAGATCCTGATTGACCTCATGCAACCGGCGCAGTTCGGCGGCTGCATCACCGCACAGGCCATTTCGGCTGAACTGCCGATCAAGTTCATCCAAAGCATCAGCCAGCCGCAAGGCTTCGGGTACCCATTCACGCTGCGCTAATGCTGCATTCCATCCTCGCTCATAAGCCTGTGCAATCTCGATTTGTTTGTTGTGTTCAGTGTTCACTATTTCATCGACATGTTCTTCCCATGCGTGTTCTGCAAGTTGAATTTTTAACTCGTAATCATCGTATGAATCGCTCATGTGTTCTTCTCCTCAAGGAACTTATCTACAGCATTTATAAGCTCCGCTCTGTCAGTGTATTTCTCGTAGAAATCTTCTGCTTCATTTAGTGTCAGCCCAACCCATTGCTTCTTTGGTGGCGATGTGAACACAGGCTGTGGGTTGAACACCTTGTCCTGTGGCTTTTTCCTAAAGTAAACATGGCCTGTCCCAGTGGTATGCATCCAGGCTACTGGCTCCTGCTGTGTTGGCTGATCTGCTTGGCAACAATGCCCACACCTCGGACACTCAAAAGACTTCTTCTCAAGCACCTTAGTCAATGCCTCAATTTCATCGGCATAAACATCTTCGACGCTGCAATCATTGCTAAACATATCGTTGGCGTCTTCTAGTGCCATTAACGCCATTTCTAAGGCTTTTCTGACTTCATTCATGTCGTCTAAATATGACTTTGGTTTTTGAAATTGATTGTGATCACCGCTCATGGTCTTACCCCTAAAGCAATCCGCTCACGCTCCATGCGTGCGCGCAACCGTTGTCTGAACCGGTATCGTTTGGCAATCTCAGCCCGTGTCATCTTTGACCGTGGCTTGTCCTCACCGATACCAAGCTTGTAAATGTGCGTGGCATCCACACCGCGGGAGTTCTTCACCCAGCCCGTGATGTGAGTCACGCCTTCCTTGTGTAAGGCCCTGAGATAAGACTGGACCGTTACCAAATGCAGCCCTGTCTCATCGCAGATGTTGTACGCAGTGCAGCCATCCATCAGCATCTTGATCATTCGTGCGTACAACAATTCATTCATCTTGATCATGCGCGATCGCCTTCTCTGTCACGCCAATCATCGTTACAAGCTTGCTTGCGCAATACCATCGCTTCAATGGCACGAGCAAAGGCATAGAGCCAGTGGTCAGCCGTTAGTGAGTCAGGGACACTGTCAGCACAGGCCCTGATGTCAGCATCGCTAAGCATGCTCCTGACTCCTGCGCAGGAAGTTGGGACCTTCCTGCTCAGCCTCGAGTTCGCGGATGTCGTTGGCTGCATCACTGACACCATGCCAGTCACGCCTGGCGATCATCACCATCATGTACTCGATCAGGACTTGGATTTGCACTTCGGGGTTTTGGTAGTCTTTCATTGCTAATTTCCAGGGTTGCGTCTGCAATACGGATAGCCAAAGTCGCAATGCGCTCAGGCGTATCCAGTGAATAAGGTCCATCCTTGTAATGCTCAATGCCGCGGGACAAGATCCCGTTAAGCGCTGCGGCAATCAGCGTCAATCGATCATCACTCTTCGCCATAGGGCATGCTCCATAAAACATAGATTAGAAACACAATCAGCCCGATCGAGCCGACACCAAACATCGTGACAAGCCAATCCATAAGGTCAGCCATCACCGCGCTGCCCACTGTGCGACACCGTTGCTGAAGTAGATAACAGCGCCGGCAAATAGGGCGTACAGAAGCCACTGCAAGCCCTTGTAGCGAATCATTTGATAGGGCGTGCGATCAAGTACCATCAGGTCATACACCCAGTCCTGGTCATGGCTGTAGTAGTTCCTAGGGGCAGGTGAGTAGCAAGCGCTCACGCCAAACTTGTAGGGCCGCTTGGTTACGGGTTTAAGCTTGCTTGTCTCAAACTTCGAGATGGGGCAAGTGCCCAGGTGCTGTAAGTAAACTTGTTCCATCAGAAGGGTGCCTCCTCATAAGTTGACAGGTCAGGCTTGGGTTTGAATGCCAGCTTGACTTGATTGCGTTGCAGGTAAATCCACTCGGGAAATGGCCACTCACGGTCATTGATCAATCGGACTGCGCAAGTGCCATCCTCTTGGATGTGCTCGAGGATGCCAAGCCCTCGAGGTGTCTTCACGCGTGAGCCGGGTGTCATTTCTCCCTCTCCCTCAACATGGCGTCTGCAATCATGTAAGCCTGCCTCGCGGTTGCATCAAAATAATTCCCCTGCGCCAGTGCTTGCATGGCCTTGGCCGCAAAGTAGTCGCGCAGGGTCATGCCTTGCTCATCGCTAGTCATTACTGGACCTTTGATTGGAAACGCTGGTCCACCTGTTTTCATATTCGCCTCCTTATGAACAACGAAGAATTTCAACATCGGAACCAACAACACAAGTCTTGTAAGACCCTTTGCCCCAATGCTCTGTAGCCCATCCAGTGATTGCGCCTTGCAATGCTTTTGGCTCGAAGTCAAAGTTTTTGATAGCAACAACATCGCCAACTTTCATGTCTTTGATCAACGGGTGATAAAACCTGTACATTGTCCCCGGCGGATGCTTATAAGTCTTGCTAGTTTTTTTAGGCGTGGAAACAATAAGATCACCAAACTCATTGCCGTCCTGGTCAATAATCTTGTACTTAACACCTGATGCGTCAAGCAATTTGATGGCCTGCGCAACTGTGCGCTTCACGATTTCTGGCATGCTCATGCTGCTCTCCTCCTGTTTCTGATGTGCTTGAACATCGACTCAAGCTCTTCCATTTCTTTTTGCAAGCGAGCGAAGGCGTTGAGTTGATAGCCATCAAGATCTTGATACTCACTTGCCAATGTGCGGTTCAAGTTGTTGGCCGTCTCGACCACATTGCAGACCTGCATACGCAGATCGTATTTGTCAGATTCAATCAGTTTGATCATGGCGTCCTCCAAGGGGGCTAGGCCCCCAGTTGATTAGCGGCTGGTAACTTTGACGCTGAACACAGCGGTGGTCTTGGTGTACTTGGCATAAGCCTCGGCACCGAAAGCTTTGATGAAGGCGTCCTTGTCAAAGACGCAACGATTGGTCTCGGTGTAGGTAGCTTTGAAGAGTGAGCCTTCAACAGACTTGGCGCCGCCGTTGCTAGCGCTGTCCTTGATGGCGTCTTTGATTGCGTCAGCCTGCTTGGTCAGGTCTGCGATTTGGGCGAGCAATGCGCCGAGTTGGTCGACTGATGCTGCGGTGATGTTTGCGATGTCGTTTTGCATTTTTTGCTCCTGGGTTTGCTTACATAGCGAAGTTGCTATGGAATGAATCTTAGGCTTGTTTAATCCACTTGTCAAAGCCTATCCGACCGTTCATCCACCCAGGAGCTACCACTCGTACTACTGATAATTATTTTTTGCCTGCCAATACTTCAAAAGCGACTCGAACATTAACCAACCTCTCTCCACATCAGCCTTGGTCCACTCATAAAGCGATACCAGGCCAGCATGGGTTGTACTTACAAACACATTGGCACAGGCCGCTCCAGGCAGGATCAATCCTGATCGGTAGGCTGCTAACTGCATCAGGTGCTCATCGAAGCCTTGCGGATCATCCTGTGGCCCAAATGCTTTGGTCTTGATGTCAATGACCGCTACCTTGCAGTGCAAGTCACACTTGCCACCAAAGCCTTGTGGATGTGAGAAGGACTTCTCACTGATCCAGTCCTGCTTGCCGTAGGCCTGATCAAGGATCTGCTTGACGGCTAGGTAGCTCTCATTCGGTGGCCCACCCTCGAAGGC